GTGGTATTGGTCAGAGAAAAGGAGGGGTCGGAGTCAGAGATTCTAAAACTGTCAAGCATAAAGAAGAACTTGGTGTAGTTACTAGTTCTATAAACTTCGGTTCGTACAATTATGAAGTTAATCCTGGTCTTGCAGCCATGTTCCCTTGGTGTTCTAATGAAGCTAAACAATGGGAAAAGTATAAATTTCAGGAACTTGTTATTGAATACACACCAATGGTCACTCCATTTGATGTGGATGCTAAGGGTAGATTAATTTTTTCTTTTGTCAGTGATCCTGATGACCCCTTTCCTCAAGATCCTCCTGATATGCTTAATGTCAATCCTTCATGTTTTGCTATGCCTTGTCAACCTCAAAGATTTGTCATACCTTCTAAAACACTCAATAAATTGAATGACGCTCATTTTTTGCGTGCAGGAGTCTTGCCAGGAGGAGCTGATATACGTGTATTTGATGTCGGTCGTCTTGACATTGGGCGTATAGGACAGACTACTAATGGTACTTCTATAGGCACATTGTGTGTGTACAGTACTGTCACTTTTTATAATCAAATACAACAACTTGGGACATCATTTAAGCCAAATAGAACTGTATCTATTTTTGCAGCTAAAGATGAAGCCATTGGAGATGGTACCCAGCATCAAATGCTGTTTAACACAGCTAATTCTGTTAATGAAATGGTCATTAATGGTGCCGATATTGTTAATACTGGAGGAGATTTTACTTTTCCTCGCGGTAATTACATTGTAGATTGTTTCTTATGGTATGATGCTGAAAATAATGTAGCCACACAAGTTTATGCACAATTGTTTATTAACGGTCAAATAGTTCAATATGCAAGTTTCTTACCTAATGTTAGTGCTGGTACAGCTTACTGTAACAGAGTGACTTTAAACTTGATGGGTGTTGTTGCTTCTAAGGGTGACAATGATGGGCACATTAGCATTCAGGTTACAGCTAATGGTGATACAGGCCATCTCGATGGGAACATAAGGTTTCTCAGAGTATAGTTATACTTCTAGTAAAAAGTGTTCCAGTGGGTTTTACTCTTTAAAGAGTTCCC